AAGGGGGTTGATGGGAGGGGGTGGGTTCTTGGGCCTCGGGCCTCGGGCCTCGGGCCGGGGGTTCTTGGGCCTCGGACCTTGGGCTGCGCGAGTTTCCCTTATACGGCCAAATTTCCCACGAAAAAAAAAAAAAAAAAAATGAAAATGGTCGAAAAATATGTAAATAGCGTAAATTTCCCTTATAACCCTATGTTTTTAAAGAAAAATACCCATTTACACTTCGGTTTTTTGACCGTATCGGCTTTACAAACAAGCGGAAATAATCAGCGACTTCTCTACCCTGCCCTAGCCAGAATTTTTGCTGGAAGGGTTGAAACGACGCTGGGAGCGGTGGCGCTATAAGGGAAACTCAGCTTTTGCCAGCCTTGCCAGCCCGGATTTACACCTGTAGAGTTGTGGGAATACCACAAGTTGGAGGTTGATACATGACCGAGCGTAAAAAGCCGGGACCTGTCCCCCGTGCTAAGTTTGACAAGACGGTCGATCCGGCTCCCCTCTTGAAGTCCGCTTTCGAGCTTGAGCTTGAAGAAGAGTATGGCCGGGAGATCACCGTCAGACAGCGCACGTTCTGCGAACTGTATGTTGAAGGCAGGCTGACGGCCACCGAGTGCGCGAGGCAGGCAGGTTATAGCGTCAACGCTGCCCGAGACATTGCCACCAAGCTGCTCAACGGGTCGTCCTTCCCTCATATTCCCCGCTACATCGCCCAGCTTCGCGAGGAAAAGGAGCGGCTCTACGGCGTCACGCTGTCGGGCCAGCTTGAGCGGCTCTATAAGCTGTCCCGCGCAGCCGAGGACGGCGGTCAATTTTCTGCCGCCATCAACGCGGAGAAGATCAGGTCGGCCCTCGGGGGCCTGACAGTGGATCGCCGCGAGAACATCAACACCATCGACCAGATGACACGCGACCAGATCACCGCCCGCCTTGCGGAGTTGCAGCAGAAATACCCGCAGGCTTTTGTCATCGATGCGGAGTACACGGAGGTTCCTAATGGCCGGACCAGAAGCAAGGGTGTGGGCAAATATGCGGAAATATCTGCCCCCGAAGTGCCACGCGACGAGGATTGAGAACCGCCACGGCGGCGGTATTCCTGATGTGCATATTTGTATCCCCGGAGTGAGCTTCTGGGTCGAACTGAAAGCCTCAAAAGCTGACGGGGTTTCTTTGCGTCCGCAACAGGCTGCTTGGCACGCGCGGCAGGCCTCCTGCGGCGGCCTCTCATACGTGCTCTGCGGCTTTGCGCACCCACCCTACGTCAAAATATGGAGGGCCTCTGCGCCCGCTCAGAACGCGTCTACGGGCCTGCTCTGCGGCCCCGCGCTGATCGAGTCTGACAGCATGGCCGAGGCTCTGCGCCTGCTCTGCGCCGACGCTCTGCGGCTGAACGCTGAGCGGAGCTCTGCGGCTCTGCGCTCTGCGGGTGGAACGGAAAAGACCCCCGACCCGTGAGGGCCGGGGGCAAGGTGGCCGCGCCCGAGCGGCGGAAAGGGCGCGGCACGGCAAACTAATCTGCGACCTTCCAAGGAACCTCTTTCCACCGCCCGCCGATGGGAAGGTGCAGGGTTTCTTTTTCCTCGTCGCTGAACGTGTCAAAAGTATCTTCGCACCACCCCCACGCGTTAGACCACGCAAGTTCCGGCTCTTCGACGCTCTCAATAATCCAAGCCATGTTTCTTTTCCCCTCAGTGCTGCACAATTGCCACGGATTTAGGCGAGCGGGTCGCAAGCCCCGCGCAAAGCTTGCAAGCTTCGCACGTTGTGCGCTTGCCTGCTTCTTTGCTGGCCGGACACAAAACTTCCCGCGACGGGTCCAGCTCTGCGAGCTCTGCGATCACGCGGAACGTGCGGGCCCCGTCTTTCCAGAAGGCCAGCGCTTGCGCGTAGGTGTCCGCGCTTTGCATGACGATATCGGGCCGGAATCCGGATTGATGGCTGTATCCGGTCCATCCTGCGGCCTCAGATAGCAGCGCGTCCCACACGTGCGACGGTACGGCGGCCGGGTCCCCGTAGGTGCCAAGCCTGACCATCCGGCCGCGCCCGATAGCGGCCGGATCGGCTGGCGCGTAAAGGCCTTTATGATACGCGCGGAAAACAACTAGCGGCCCCTGCCCGAGCAACACATAGCACGTGCGCTTTTTTGCTTGCTTTGCGGCCGGTTCTGCCGTTGCGGTGCCCCGGTGCACACAAGTGCCACAGATTGAGAAATCGGCCCCGGTTTTGCTGGCCTTGAGCGGGTTGATATCCTCGCGGAGGATGTAGGTCTGCACCATTCCGCCCGTCTTTTTGTTCCGCTTGGAATAGACCGCGACCACCACAATAGGCGCACCGTCTAGCAGCGACGGCCCCCGATAAATCACACCTTTCGAAACTGTTTCCCCCGCCCGCGTATCAAGACCCTTTTTCATTTCGCCGTTTTCCTTTTTCCGTTTGCCAAAGGCCCGAGGTTCAAGCCCCGATGCCCGAGAACCCTAGCACACTTGTTTGTTTTGCACAAGTAAAAAGGCCCCCGGTCCGCGGAGCTTGTCACGTTGCGCAGCGGTCCGGGGGCCGGGGTCCGGGGCTCTGCGGCCCTGCGCGGTTTTTTAATTGCTCTGCGGCCCTGCGCGGCTTTTATAAAATTGCGCAAGCTCTGCGGCTCTGCGGCCCCGCGCGGTTTTTCTGCGCCTGAGGCCCTCGGAACGAGGGCCGAGGACCGGCTTGCGAGCGACTAGCGAGCTCCATTTAAACGGTCGAAGAGCGACCCGGTTGCCCGGGCCGCTCTGTCGTTTCAGTCCTCCTCGTCCTCCCAGACCTCGAGCGAGGCCGATCCCATGTGCTGCCCGTTCTTGTCGTAGAGCCTGAACGGTCCTTCTTTTCCCTGCTCGACGAGCGTGGACAGGATGCTCAAGATGCGCAACAGCTCGTGCGTGTGATAGCCGTCCTGCACTGCGTCGTTGCGGGTGTCGATGTCGAGGTTGAACTTTACTGTGGTTGCCATTTCCGGTCTCCGTTGTGTGAGTGGGGCGGCGTTGCCACCGCCCCGAGGTTGTCAGTTGCTGGCGAGGAAGGCCTCGGGCGTCTGGACGTTCATGCCCCACGACTGGAAGCCTGCCGCCTTCCGGGCCTCGAGCCACTCCGGCGTTGCTGCGACCAGTCGGCCGTAGGTGATGATCTCCTTGGCGTAGGTGTCTCCCATCTCGAAGTCACCCCACGTCATGTCCGACTTGGCTGCGACGAACCAGCGGGCGTAGGCGTCCTTGGCCTCGCTTGCTGGCGTCTTGTAGGTCTTGAGGACGCGCCACTCGAAGCCGCCCGGGCCTTGGTAGATGGCGTAGGGTGCGTCGGTCTTGCGGGTCTTTGCGAAGGGGTTAGCCATTGTGTGTCTCCTTGAGTTTGTTGTTCAGGTCTTCGATTGCCAGTTGGTATTGACCGCGTTTGTATTTCCGCCCGGTCACTGCGGATGCCGCTGCCAGTATCTGTGTGCCGGACAGTTGGCTGTTCTTGAGGCCCTTGGCCAGAAGTCCGAGGTGCACTCGCAGAAAGATTGCTTGCACCATCGGGTCGGCGGGGTTGGTGATCGTTGTCATGTTGTCCTCCGGGATGTGCCGGGGACATCGCTGCCCCCGGCGTTGTTGTCAGAACGGCAAGTCGCCGTCGTCTACGATAACCTCGATCCGAGGCAGCGAGCGAATCCAGTGCGTGTAGTGCGAGTACTTCTCGACCACCGACATCGGGCCGACCTTGGCCTCGTAGGTGTGCATGAAGACCGGCGCGTCGCAGTCTTCCTCGAGGTATACGACAGCGCCCTGCTGGTAGCTGTAGGCGCTGAAGTCGCTGGGCGTGAGGCCGACGGCGATGAGCGATGCGACGGGAACCTCGAGCCAGCCATGCGACGGGTCGGTGTGGAAGGTGAACTGTGTCATGTTGTGTCTCCTGTTGTGTGAGTGGGGCGACGCTGCCGCCGCCCCTGTTGCGATTAGGCGTGATGCTCGAGCGCGTTGGATGCGAGACGCTTCATCATGTCCGTCAGCGGGTTGATGAAGTGCTCGTCCATCCCGAGGTCCTTGGCCCGATCCATGACGCGACCCAGCATCGCCATGAACTCCTCGTGCTCGAGCTCGG